CCGAAACTAGCGTCCCGAGTCGGTTATACTTTTATACTCTTTGGTCTTGGACTTTGAAGGATTAGAACTACTGAAGCGTAAAGCGCGAGGCAATCGATTATTAGGAAAGATGTTTTATCGCAATCGAGTAAAAATTTATTTTAGAGAGTATTGCTCGCAAGCAGGCCAAGAAGTGTTATGTAGCGATACTAAAAACTGCGATTGTGACTATGTAATAGAGGGACGCCCAGGACAGATAACTCAGGGATACCGTTTCCAATGCCCCCGTGTCGTGAATACTATACGCTTAACCAATTTGCAACGTACCGAACTTGTAATGGAAGATGTCCAAAAAAAATTTACGATCGCCCACGACGTGGTTGTTCCGGCTACGTCAGGATCAGTGCAAAATATAATTAAAGACATTATAGATTCTAGCCCCAACATGGTTCGCATAGATCCGCCTTTGGAACGAAATTACGACCCAGGCCCGGTCATAAACGAGCTACATCCTCAGATCCGTTTACTTTTTCAAGAATTAGATTCTTGGTATCTTCGTCGGGTTGGTATTGGTTATCTAGACCGCAGGCGCTTTTATGATATAGAAGTAGATACTTCTGGCGCTATTGGAAACGATTTCCCTTCTCTCCAACAGCTGGCGTTTAATGTTCTCAGCCCTTATAAAAACGCTTTTGGTACCTACAAAGGGCGTTTGCCAGTTGTATCGTCTACTGCGTTTCTGGAGGATAAAATGATAGCGGGGGTGCGTACTTTTTCACGCGAACAAGAACCTCCTGATTCTTTGCGCCGCATGCTTGATCTTATTCCTATGGCAACTCGTTATTTTTATGATGTACAAGGGACTACTCGATTTTTGGGTAAGGTCCCTCCGGAATTAGATTTGATGACGGATCTGGAGGAGATGCCCCTTCATACGGGTTCGGGGACCAATCCCGGACGCAAAAAAAGGTACGAAAGGGATGGGATTATATTTGAAGAGAATCCCTGTGGGAAAAAAAGAGAAACGTTAGAGGCTAGTTTAGAAGCCTTTGCAGAATTCGTCGAAACAGGAGTCCCTCCCCATATCAGTTTCAATACTACCTTCAAGTATGAAAACCAGTTTTTATTGTCTAAAATACGCGATGAGGAGAAATATGCCGCGGCACTTAAAAAAGCGCGTTTATTTGTCATACCTAATATGGTTTATATCCTTATGGAGCGCGCTGTGTCTAAACCTCGGATGGTCCTTGATAAGAAAAGAATCCGGGTAGGCCATAAATGGGTTTGGGGAGGAATGGAAGAGCTTTATAAGATTCTTAACCCGGACGGGGCCGATAGAACATGGCATGATGGGGATTTTAAAAATTGGGACGTCAGCGTTATGCGCATTCTCGTGGAAATTTATGAACGAGAAGCCATGTCTTATTACGATCGTTCTGCGGATCCTGACCTGTATGATCTTATTAAAGCGATTGTTCATGAAATTGCAATACGAACCATTGATCGGTTGCAGCACATATTTTTTGACATATGGGCCCGGGTCCAAGGTCATGTCCCTTCAGGAGCATATCGCACTTCACATATGAACTCCTGGATTAACTTGTTTTTGCATTGTTGGTTTGTAGTATTTAAGATATGTCGACTTCCTCCTAAAGAACAAGCATATGCCTGGGAACACGTCGTAGATGCTGTGATCTATATTACCTATGGGGATGATCACGTTCTTTCCTTATGGAATAAACCCTTTTGGCAGAAACATTTTAGCTACATGGAATTCGTAGAGTGGCTGAATAAGAATTTTCGTATGGAAGTCCGAGACATTTATAGTTCCCCTTATTTCGAGACCATTGTTAATGCGCAAGGCGCGATTGTTCGTCGAGGGATTTGCTTTTTAAAGCATTATGCTGTTCGTAACGAATCTAAAGAACCCGGCCAGGCCATTTTTCTTCCCTGGCGCCCTACCTTAGAAGTATTACCCAAAGTAGCATGGGGGCGAGAACCGGGAAAAAGAGATTTAGTTGACGTAGCCTTGTCAATTATAGGGCATGCATACGGTACATATGCTAGTAATCGTTTCACGTACGATATGCTTTTTTTCCTGTGGGAACGTATCTCCCGTCGAGCTTTTAATGGAAAAGAAATGTCCCTAGTCGTTCTTTCAGAAGCACATAAGAGGTGGGATTTAAAACGCTTTAAACAGTATGGTCTCCAAATAGAACATTTCGATGGCCGATTTCCGACGTGG